GGATATGTACGAAATGGTCTATCAGGGCAAAAACCAAGTTGGCTTGAAAGACAGCAAGGGCGACCGGTTTTTGATGGTCAATTTGGAGGACAAATTCCCTGACGAGCGACGAGCCGCAGGTTTGTTTTCTATAAGGGACGGAAAGATTTACCCAGAAACAGCGTTTCCGGTTGACCCTGATCGGGCAGAAAGAATGGTAAAGAAAAAGAGGTGAAGGGGACAAGTCTGGAGGGTGCGGCGCAGTTACCGGCAACGCCCGCAGGCGGGGTCGAAATGCCCAATCCAGCTTACCACTTCCCTCATCACCGTTCAGTTTCCCGAACGCAGCAGTCCCGCCGACTTTCTGGCTTTCAGACTTGTCTGCATTGGAGTGTAGGGGAACTCAAGCCCCAACGCAATGAAATAGGTCATGAAATTTGTAACCGCATGACACCGGAAGGTAGTGCAAAGATGGAAACTAACTCCAGCAAAATAGAGAACGATGCTCGACTAGCGAACCTGACCAATATGGGCAAGGGTCGCCCGAAGGGTGCGCAAAACAAAGTGACGATGGCTGCAAAGGAAGCGATTGCACTGGCGGCTGACCGTCTGGGTGGCGTGGATCGCTTGGTTGAATGGGTGCAGGAAGATACCGCTAACGAGCGCGTTTTTTGGGGCAGCGTGTATCCGAAGCTCCTGCCGCTTCAGGTCAATGGTGCAGGGGAAAACGGCGAACACCTGCACGATGCCAAGATCGTCATTGAGCTAGTCCGACCGAATGCAGTTTAAGCTGCCGGAGAAGCTCGGCTTTCTGTTTGAGCCGTACCAATTTAAGGTCGCCTATGGTGGGCGGGGCAGCGGCAAGTCCTGGTCGTTTGCTCGCGCATTACTGATTCAAGGGTATTCGCAGCAGTTGCGCGTCCTCTGCACCCGCGAGATTCAAAAGTCCATCAAGGATTCCGTCCACCCGCTGCTGAATGACCAGATTCAGGCCCTCGGGCTCGGTCAGTTCTATCAGGTGCTTGAGACGGAGATTCGCGGCCTCAACGGTTCGCAATTCCTCTTTGCGGGCCTTCAGCAGCACACGGTCGAGTCGATCAAGTCGTTTGAGTCGGTTGATCGGTGCTGGGTGGAAGAAGCGCAGTCGGTCAGCGAGCGCAGTTGGGATGTGCTGATCCCGACGATTCGCCGGCCAGGCTCTGAGATTTGGGTGACGCTCAACCCGCAGTTGGAGAGCGATCCGACCTATCAGCGGTTCATCGCGAACCCGCCCGCGTCTGCGTTCGTGCGCCAGGTCAACTGGCAAGAGAACCCTTGGATGCCGGCCGAACTCGACGCCGAACGCCAGCACGCGCAGGCGACGATGCCGGAGGCGAAGTACGCGCACATCTGGGAAGGACGCTGTATGCCTGCGGTCGAGGGGGCGATCTACTTCGATGAGGTCGCCCAAGCTGAGGCTGAGGGCCGTATTCGTGCGGTGCCGTATGACCCGCTGCTGAAGGTTCACGCGGTTTGGGACTTGGGATGGAACGACTCGATGTCGATCATCCTCGCCCAACGGTCGTCGTCCGAGATTCGGATCATCGACTACATCGAGGACAGCCACCGCAAGCTGTCGGACTACGGGCTTGACCTGCAAGCCATGAAGGTGAATTGGGGCAGCGACTTTCTGCCGCACGACGGGTTCACCGCTGATTTCAAGACCGGCAAGACCGCGCAGGAGATTCTGCAAGGGCTGGGCCGCACGGTGCCGGGGAGCGCGAAGGAACCCGGTGTGCCGCGCCTCGATGTCGAGCAAGGCATCAAGGCGGCGCGCGAGGTGTTCCCGCGCATCTACTTCGACAAGGACAAGACGGGCCGCCTGATTGAGTGCTTGAAGCGCTATCGGCGAAACATCAACAGCAAGACCGGCGAGGCGGGTGCTCCGTTGCACGACGCCTTTTCGCACGGCGCTGACGCATTCCGCTACCTGTGTGTTGTGGCGGATCAGATGACGAACAACACCTGGGGCGGGTCGATCAAGTACCCGAGTTTGGGCTATCGGTAAGACATGGCAAAGCGCAAATACAGCGACTCTGAGTTGAGCGCGATTCTCGACAAGGAACTCCGTCAGTCGCTCGGCGCACCCACGTCTGAAGTTGCCGCGCTGCGCCTCCGAAACCTCCAGTATTACAAGGCCACGCCCGAGGGCGAACTGGCCCCGCCGTCGATCCCTGACCGCTCGTCCATCGTGGCGTCCGACGTGGCGGACACCGTGGAGTGGATGCTGCCGTCGCTCATCCGCGTGTTCGCTGCCTCGCCCGATGCGGTCGAGTGCGAGCCGACCTCGCCGCGCTTTGCCCCGCAGGCGAAGCTGGCGAGCGAGTACATGCGCCATGTGTTCTGGAAGAAGAACCGTGGCTTCGACGTGCTCAATTCGTGGTTCCGCGACGCCCTCATCCAGAAGGTCGGATTCCTCAAGGTCTATTGGTGCGAGGAAAAGCGCGACGTGGAGGAAAGCTACGAGGACTTGACCGCCGAACAGGTCGAGCAGCTTCTCGCCGATGAGGGCGTGGAGGTGCTGGAGAAGTCGTCGGAGGTTGAGCCGATTGACCTCGGCGGCGGCCAGGTCGTCGAAGTCGAACTGTTCGACCTCAAGATCAAGCGCGAGAAGGACGAGTCGCGCTGCGTCGTCAAGTGCGTTGCGCCCGAGGAAATGCGGATTCACCCGCGCGCTCGGTACGGCGAAGAGCCTCTGTTCGTCGCGCAACAGTTCTACCGCACGCGCGCCGAGTTGGAGGCTGACGGCTACGACCTCTCCAACGTGAGCCGCGAGGAAGGCTGGAATCAGGAAGAAATCGAGCGCGCGAACACGCAGACGCCGTTCTTCTTCGATGCCTCGGACGGCGAACTGAGCCGCTATCGGGTCAGCGAGTGCTACATCAAGCTCGACCAAGACGGCGACGGCATCCCCGAGTGGCTGCGCGTGCTCAAGATCGGCAACACCGTTCTCGAACAGGAGAAGGTGCCGGATCACCCGTTCGTGTGGTTCTGCCCGATCCCGCTGCCGCACACGTTCTTTGGTCTGTGCCCGGCTGACCTCGCCATTGAGCCGCAGCGTCTGCGGACCTCGCTGATGCGGGCGCTGCTGGACAACACCTACTTGTCGGTCAACCAGCGCACGGTGGTGGTCGAGGATCAGGTGAACCTCGATGACCTGCTGCTGTCTCGTCCGGGCGGCATCGTCCGCACCAAGTCGCAGAACGCCATCCAGCCGCTGCCGCAAGGTGGCCTCGATCCGAGCGCCTGGCAGATGGTGGAGTGGGCCGAGCAATGGCGCGAGCAGCGCACGGGCTACACGCGCTATTCGCAGGGCCTGAGCCCCGATGCGCTGAACCCGACGGCGACCGGCGTGAACATCATCACCGAGAAGGCCGACCAGCGCACGGAACTGATCGCCCGCGTTGCTGCCGAGTCGGTGCGCTGGCTGTTCACGAAGATGCTCGCCGTCATGTGCCGCTACCAAGAGGCCGAGGACGTGGTGAACCTCGCCGGCCAGTGGGTGAGCATCGACCCGCGCGAATGGGACGAAGGTTTTCAGATCGAAGTGAACGCCGGTCTCGGCACGGGCAGCAAGGACAAGAAGGCGCTCGTCCTGCAACAAGTCCTCCAGATGCAGGCGCCGCTCGCTCAGGCAGGCGTGATTTCCCCGCAGGCCGTCATCGTCGCCGCGCGGAAGTTCGTTGATGCCGCCGGCCTGCAAGGTGGCGAAGAACTGTTCCCCGACGCGCAGCCGCCGCAGCAAGGCCCGAACCCCGAGCAGATGAAGCTGCAAGGCGAGCAGGCGAAGGTGCAGATGCAGATTCAGGCCGACCAGGCTGCGAAGGCTGCGGACCTCCAGTTGGAGCGCGAGCGCATGCAGATGCAAGCGCAGGTTGACTCGCACCGCCAAGAGGTCGAGGCGCAGCAGAAGGCCGCAGAGGCGCAACTGTCGGCGCAGCTTGAGGCGCAGAAGGCCGCGCACCAGGCGCAGGTTGAGGCGCAGCGCATCGAGTTCGAGCGATGGAAGGCGCAACTCGACAACGAGACCAAGTTGCTGATCGCGCAGATTGGCGCCGGCCGTGTGGTGCCTGGTGCCGATGGCGCATCGCCCGCCGATGGCGGCGTGGACATGGCGTCGGCGCTGTCTGAGGCGCTTAACGGATTCAAGGAGGCTGTGGCGCAGATGCGCGCGCCTCGCACCATCATTCGCGGACCTGATGGTCGCGCGCAGGGGATCGCATGAGCATCATCACCGCCGATTTCGTCGCCCGTCTGAGCGGTGGCGCGGCCAACAGCGTCGGGAACTCGTCCCTTGGTGGCGCGAAGTCGTCCACCGTCGCGTCGTCAACGGTCGATCAACTGTTCGACGCCGTGAGCGCTGCCGAGGCTGCGGCGGGCACGGTCGAATACCGCTGCATCTACCTGCACAACGCCAACGGCGTGGACACGATGACCAACGCCCGCGTATGGGTGAGCAGCAACACGCCGCTCGCCGGGACGACGCTGGACATTGGCGTTGGCACCGCTGCGGTCAACGGCACCGAGCAGACCATCGCCAACGAGACGACCGCGCCCACCGGCGTGACGTTCAGCGCCCCGACGACCGCATCGGCCGGCTTGGCGCTGGGCACGATCCCTGCCGGACAGCACAAGGCGATTTGGCTGCGTCGCACCGTGACCGCAGGCTCGGGCAGCAGCGCGTCGGACGGCTTCACCCTCGGTTTCGACGCTGAGACGGTCTAAGCGATGGCCCTGAAGCACTCGGTCACTGCGACGGGCACCAACGACGGCACCAAGCAGGTTAGCGTGGATGCGTGGAACGCGGACCACGCTATCGACACCAATGGGCTGGTGGTGCCGTCTGCTGCGACCAACCCGAGCGCGCCGTCGTCGGGCAACACGCGCATCTTCGCCAAGCCTCAGGGTGGGCGGATCATGCCCGCGTTCATGGGGCCGAGCGGATTGGACAGCGTGCTTCAGCCGCACCTCGCCAAAAACGGCTGGGCGCTGTGGAAGCCTACTTTCACCGGCACGACGATCACCGCCATCGGCGGCCCTGCGCTGACGGCGACCGGCACCGCGACCAGCGCTCCGTGGGCGGCCACCAGCC